TCGTCATATTATGATTTATCTTAATTAAATCACAATAGAATAATCTCCCTGATCATACCAACCTTCATATGATTTTGACCACATATTGTCTATAAAACGATACTGAACATTGGTAGTTAAATTAGTTACATATTCCATAGTAGTTGCAGTTTGACTATTAAAACTGACAAACCATGACATAGTGTTTGCGTTAAACTCAACAATATCGTTAGCGGAGGCAACTAATGCTCCCCATGAAACAGTAGTATCATCTGGTGATCCAATATTATCAACTAGCAGATATCTTACCCCATTCACTGGTCCGGGTAAACCTGCGTTAGGTCCAGTGACTTGAGGATTTATAACACCATTCACTGGACTTAATGTATTTTGCGGCAATGTGTCTGTATCAATATTATAAATTAACAATCTATCGTCAGTTGGATTGGGTACAATAGTACCTACAATGTCAGTATCCATGAATGGATTTTGCAACCATATCTGACTTATTCCAGGTTTAATTGTACCATATACATTCAATACGCTAGACCAATAAATGTCTGTGTCTGGATTAGAAGGTAATGTTAGGTTTAAATTAGATGGATCAAATGCTGCATTAGCTGGCAATATCTGTAATGTATTACCCAATAACAATAATTTATATCCATATGGAGTAATTTTTTGTCTAGTACCTAACAACAGATCATCATTCTGCATGTCTTCAAGTGCTTTACCTTGGAATATACTTGCAATGATTTTTTCAATAACACCTAGTTTTCTAATCTTGGCTGCTGTAGTGATCCATATTGGCATGTAGAATTTCCAAGTCATAACATCGATTGGATTACCTGTGCCTACTGGTATAGAACGGTTACTGAATGTTAATCCATCTTGGAATACTGCGCTAAGACTGGTCCAATCAATAAAGTTATCAGTACTTTGAATTTCTAATGCTGGGTTGAACAATGTGCCTAATTGTTCTATTAACTCTAATTTTTGATTATAATTAGTAGTCCAAAAATCAACAGTGATTCTTAATGTATAGGGTACTGGCATTAAGCGTTCAACAGTAAATGCTTGTCCTTGTACGGTTTCATATTGTTGTGTGTCACTATTATAGGCACGCTGACGAACATTTAATTTTTCAATGTATGTTGGATCTTGTGTCCATTTTTGATTGTATTCTAATCCACTAATATAATATGTAATCAATGGCGCACTAGGCAAGTTACTAGCACTGTTATTAGCAATAATAGTTGCTGCCTGACGACTGCTATCACCATACATGATAGGGACTCTAACTATGATAGGATTTCCTGCCGGGTCATTACCTTTAGTAACAGACCAGTTACTAAAGATTTTTGCGAATTGAATTAAGAATCTGCGTATCTGCGAATCATAAAAATATTGTGCCATATGTACCTTTTAAACTTGAGGTGGAATAGAATCAGGTGCTAATGTCAAAATAGTAGACAGTGCTTGTCTTTGTGGTATATATGAACCATCTGTAAGCTGTGTTTGTTCTGTATTGTTGATAAATCCGGATAGTTGTGATTGATCAGTAGAATCAAATCCAGTTGGTGTTCTGACATTAGTTGATATTCTTATCCACACCTTGCCATTCCAGCGAAATAATAGTTGTGGGAAATAATCTATTCGTAAGAAATAATCACCAACTTGCGGATTTTGTGGGAAAGCAATACCTGCACCTGTTGGATAACCATTTGGTGCCTGACCATCACCTGTTAAATAACCAGTGAGATATCCGAATGTTCGTGGGCTACTACGAGCAATATATTGGAATCGTGGATCACAATCAGCACGCCAATCCATTTGTGTACTAACTGTACCTGTGAATCCAGGAAGTTCTGGGTTAGCATCAGCGGTAGCATAAGTGTTGTCAGCAGTACCGTATGGTCCAGTAACTGTGCCCATTGAGAATAAGGATAACATTTTTTCACCACTGACTGCGCCTGAGTTAGTACTTGTTCGTTCTGGTGCTACTGTGATTTTTTCTATATTAACGGTATTCAATGCATCTAATTTATCATATCCCATGTCAGCAGTCATATCCCAAATGCTCTTGATAGCTGCTTTTGAAATCTTTATAACTGGACTAGGATTTTTGTAGTTTGGACTACGCATCATCATAACAGTACCAGTAGTTGTGCCTGGTGCACCAGCAGAATCTATAACACCGTTGACAGGTGGTGCAGGTTGATTATACTTATATGATAGTTGAGTGTTTGTTTCGTATTCACCGTATGTAGGAACTACATACAAATTAGAAGTATCATATCCTGATTTAGGAAGCAATCTTTCGGCTTCTCTTAAAGCAGCATCATTAATTGCAATATTAGTGTTATAAGTTGCCAAGATATCTTTCAAGTTAGAGCTTGTATCTAGTTGCCAATAATTTGGATCAGGTGGATTTGTCCCAGCAGGAACATCCTGTATTGCTAGATAATTTTTATCACCATATGTGATAGTGTATCCTGTTGGGTATGTTTTAGTAGCATCCCATATACCAAGATAGGTATCCTCATTCAGTGGAGCATTTAGTATCTGACTAAATTCTTCACTATCAACCATTGGTTCGCATTTTATACGCCATAAATGGGGGAACCAAGTTTGACTAAAACCTTCACTAGCATAATTAGCATCAGTAACCTGCATGAATCTTTTTAATGCAACTGGTATAGTTTCTTTAAGTGGATTATAGTCAAGCAAATGCGGTAATTCAATTACATCACCAACCATTAATTTACGACCTACAATATCAATCATATCGTTGTAATGAACAGTGATAAAAATAATGTCATTGTTTAAGAACAAGCCAAACTGACTCAAATCAAAGTCCAAGTTTTGTACATTGTAATGTCCACGCAATCTATAAACGCTAGGATCATATGTCCTATCTCTGTTTTCCAAGAATAGCAAATCTTGTATATTTGTAGGAGCTAGCGCATCATACTGAGGTTGAGTATAATCAATTGATGGACCTTGATCAGTGGGCCCTAGATACTTATGCACATACAAATCAGTGGCCCCGGCAGTAAACTGCTCTGATATTATCTTATCAAAAAAGTTGTAATCGTTCGTTTTATTGGGGCGCCAAAGGCTAAGTCGTGGCATATTTAATTCACCTTATTACTTATTTATCGCTAAAGTATTCATCCCTAAAAGTTGACAATAATTCGGGTATGTGCTATACTAGCTAAATCAATGTAAAAGGAGTAACTAATGGCTACCCGAAAGCGCAATACTGAGGACCACAGTCAAGTTAAAGCACTAAACCCCAAAAATCCAGATACAAAATACATGGGTGAAGAACCACTGTATGTCATTCAGCCACTTAGTGAAAGTAGAACTTCAGCATTAGCTAGTGGATTCTCATGGTATAATTGGTTCTACGGCAAAAAAGACGCTAAGGAACTAATGTGTCAGTATCTAGATTTTTCAAAGCGTGTCCAAGAAGCCAAAACAATGCGAAAAGTAGCAGACAATGAATTTGTCAATACATATGGTTGGCTAGCCCGTATGAAGTTGCGTGGTCTTGAGACTACAGAGCATGAGGAAGCTAAACTTGAAAATGAGATCACTAGGTTACTGAAAACAGTTACCGCACCTGAAATCAAAGAAGTTAGTGCCACAGGTGGTGCAACAAAAGTTGAAGTGATTGAAATATCACGACCCAATATTCAAGAAATTTTGCGTGATAAAGCAAAAGACGCCGCAGGCGAACTAGAGGGTGTGTTTGACGAATTTGTCATTGAGGGTAAGACTAAAACAAAAACAATGGATGTTGTTGCTAAATTCAATGTTATGCCTCAACATATCAGCCTGATCACCGAAGTATGGAAAAAGAAGCAACAAGAATTTGCTGACCTACAAGAAGGTAGTGACAAGCAATTGGTTGAAGGTTATGGTTACTTGAGTAAGATTCAAGTAAGGAACATTGTCAAATTCATTGAACAGGTTCTAACTGACCTGAACGCATACATTAGCGTTAAGAAAGCAAGCAAGGCTCCTCGTCAACGCAAGGCAGTGCCCGTTGAAAAGATTGTAGCTAAACTCAAGTATCTGAAAACATTCAAAGATGTTGCCAGTAAACTTGACTTAGTATCCATCAGTCCTGTAAAATTACACGGATCAAGTGAAGCGTGGGTCTATGATACAGCAAAGCGCAAACTACATCACTATATTGCCGATGAGTATTCAAAGGCATTTACTGTGAAGGGTAATACATTGTTGGGTTTTGACACTGCAAAGAGTGAAATTAAAACACTGCGTAAACCCAATGAGCAGATTAAAGAAATTATGGGAAGCAAGCCCGCGGCTCGTAAGTTCTTTAATGACATTAAGGCTGTTGCAACTGCACCTAACGGTAGGTTCAACGAATCGATGATTATTTTGAAAGCATTTTAATGACACAACAAATTGATTTAAACAAATACAAAGACTTTGTAGCCGCGGTTACAAGCAAACAATCTAACGGACTTGATGCATTCATTGAATGCCTGCAAGAACTTGAAAAGAAAGCGGCAATAGATGGTATACAGTTGAACATTCCACTGTTACTAACTGCAAGCATTGGTCTAGCAAGTGAAGGTGGCGAATTCAGTGAGATTGTCAAAAAGATGGTCTTTCAAGGTAAGCCATTCAATGAAGAAAATCGCTTTCACCTGAAGCGTGAACTAGGTGATATCATTTGGTATTGGACCAATGCTTGTAGGGCACTTGGATATGACCCTAATGATGTTATTGCTGAAAATGTAGGTAAACTTGAAGCACGATATCCGGGCGGACACTTTGACGCATTCTACAGTGAGAACAGAAAAGAAGGTGATCTTTGAGTCTCAGTCCTGTCTCTGATGAGATATGGAACAATTTCATTGCTAGGAAGATAACATATTCTTCTTGGCAGAAATGGTTTGCGTGGTATCCTGTCAAAATACACAATAAAAGAGTGTGGCTAAAGACAATATACCGACGCAAAATCAACACATATGTTGACATGGAAGATTGGGCTAGATATGAATACGGCACAGTCTTTGATGTGTTGACTGATTAATTGGTCTACAGGTAATCCACGACCTCAAACTGTGGCGAAACTCCGTCCTCATCGTG